CAGGGGTTTAATTGCATTGTGGCAATGATAACGCCTTATGAAGAGATGAGGCGGATAGCAAAGGATGAGATTAAAAACTGCAAGATGGTTTGGGTTTTTGCACCGGACAAAGAAAGAGCTAAGCGCCCGAATTACCGTAAAAGCGAAATAGAATTCGAGACTCCCAAGCTTTTCGATCTGTACCTTAACACACAAGAAGCTTTTATAATCGAATGCTGTGCATTGCTGTATCGTTTGGTGGGGAGATAGGGAGTATAAAATGAGACTGATATTTGAAGTAATTTTAGTTTTTGGTGGCGCGATAGCTATAATATTTGGAGTAGGTATTGATAGATATAAACATCTCAAAAAGGACAATCCTGCTGGTATAGAATTATCTCCGTTAGGCTTGAGTCTTGCGTTAAGTGGTGTAATTTCTATGTCTATTGGGTTTTATTTGAGGGTGTTTTAATGGAAATCATTTTTGCAAATTTTGGAAAAGCACTTGTATTGACGATTTGGATTGTATGCGGGATTATCGGCGCTATAAGTAAAAATTGGTTGGCATTAATTCCGGCAGCAATAGCGACATCGTTTTATTTTTACGGATGAATCGAACCAATGTTGATTACTTGTCCATGCTGTGGCCACAAATTTAATATTACAAAACCTAAAATTATTAAATTGGATGAAAATTATCAATATCAGATTATCGTGGAGTGCAAAGATGAGGCCCAGCAAACCAAATTGATCGAGCGATTTAGGGAGGAGGGGTTTAAATGCCGACCATTGATATTGTAATTGAAAGCGAGAGAACGCCAAGTTATCGATGTGAACAGTTGGGGTCCATGTTCGATGTTCCCATCCGGGAGCGTGAGCGCTTGGAATGGAAAGGGGAATTGTCGATCGAGGCGCTTGACTGGAACGTGGGGTTGATCGTGGGGCCTTCCGGTAGCGGAAAGAGCGTGATTGCCAAGCAGTTATTCAAAGCGCAATATCACAAGGCTTTTAAGTGGCAAGGCGAGGCGGTGATCGACGATTTCGACAAAAAATTAAGCATCGCGGAGATCGCGGAAGTCTGTCAAGCGGTGGGATTCAATACGATTCCGGCTTGGTTTAGGCCTTATAAAGTGCTTTCCAACGGCGAGAAATTCAGGGTGGATTTGGCTCGGCGCTTGATCGAGCAAGAAGGACTTATCGTCGTGGATGAATTTACCTCGACGGTCGATCGGCAAGTCGCCAAAATAGGAGCTTACGCAGTTCAAAAATATGCACGCAAGAACAAAAAACGTTTTGTGGGCGTTAGTTGCCATTATGATATTATCGATTGGCTCATGCCCGATTGGACGTTTGACCCCACGACCATGCAATTTAAGCAAAAACCAAGGGGGTTGCTTCAGCGACCAAAAATCAAAGCAGAAATCAAACGAGTTGGATATAAAATATGGCGTATTTTCGCTCCCTATCACTATTTGACCGTTGAATTAAATCACGCCGCCAAGTGCTATGCGCTTTTTATAGAGCAAAGGCCGGTCGCGTTTATCGGAGTGCTGCATAACCCCAATAAAGACGTGAACGATATCAAACGCATATCAAGGGCGGTGACCTTGCCCGATTGGCAGGGGTTGGGGTTGATTTTTAAGCTCATGGCCGAAATCGCGGCGGCCTATAAAGCATTGGGGTTTAGATTGCGCGCGTACCCGGCCCATCCGCCCTTTGTGAGAGCGATGTACAAAACCAAAGATTGGAATTTAATGAAAGCACCCGGCATCGTACAGAAAACAAGGGCGGGATATGAGGCGCCCTTGAACCCCAACAACATATCCCGCCCTTGCGCAATTTTTGAGTATAGGGGTGAGCCTATGTCTTTGGAGATCGCACGGAAATTGATTGAGGGTTGAGATGCACGGCGAAAAAAGGACCTTGGTGATCGCCATAGAGATCGTTTAGGGCCTTTTTAAAAGATAGAAGCGATGCAAATCCTATTTTTTCGATCTTCTGGTTCGCCCAGGCGAATAGTTGCGATGTGGATGAAAACTCCTCGATACGTATGGCATCTACAAAAATCCAACCGTTGATGCATTGGCGTTGACCGGGTTTGATCGCCCGGAAGCGCTTGCCCGCCTTGATTTCGATGGTTTTTTGACCGTTTAGGATCATATCCTGGTAATTTTTTTTTATAAAAAGAAGCATATCTCCTCCATTTATTTTAATATTTATTATTTTTTGGGGTGTCCTCTTTTCCGCCCGAGTCGAGGTGGTTGTAATCCATTAAGTCGTGAAGCTATTTTTTTTATTTCTGACTTTGATGCGCCACCCTTGCGGCCGAGGGCGGCGGCGGCTTTGGATGTTTCCTCTGATGCCAACCCGTCCCGATAACCGCGACCGCGTTCTGCTCTGGTTTCATCTGGACCGGTCAATGACATCCATTTTTCATGCTCATCGGCTGTCCCAAAATTTTCGCCATGATAAAACCTCCTCAATCCCCGCATATATCCGTCCCAATAGTCAGGTTTATCCAAATCATGCATGGTTTTGGCGCGTAGCATTTTCGATTCAAATTCTGATTGATTCATTTTGAATCTCCATTTTAATGATTTTGCATCATTGATATATTTTGATCGATTGCGTATTCCAATTCCGCCAAATTCGGGAAAGCTTTCTCTGGCTCATAAATTCCACGCCCGGGAACGAATTGGCTATATGCCCATTTTCCCTTTCCGGCGCTTCCAATCCAATTATTCGCCCGATCAATCGTAATATCCATGCCAGCCTTTTTTGCTTTTCTTTCAATTCTTTCTGCCGTGGTCATAATTTTCTCCTTTACGTTAATGGTTAATAATATCGCACCCTGTTGACCATAATATAATCCAACCGCTTAGGTTTGTCAAGCATTTATTTTTAAAAAATATAAAAAAATCATAAAATAAGTCATTGATTTTGTTGAATATTTTAAAATAATGAAAAATATTTGATAAATCATGATTTTAAGGTCATTTTTTAGCCATTAAAATCATGTCAATACCCTAAAATGATCAAAACAGATCAATATATCATCAAAAACCCACCAAATTAAATCAAACATAAAAACCGGCTAAAAACAGCCCATAGAATAACCTTATTAAAGTTTTCATTATTTAATGGGGTTTTTTCATGACGAGCTAAAATGGCCGGAATTACACTCACACAAGCTCAAGCACATTTAGATGCCTGGATGGCGGCGGATCTTGCTGTTGCAACCGGGCAATCCTATTCCATTTCCGGGCAATCATTGACCCGAGCAAATGCCGCTGAAATCACTAAAAAAATTGAATTTTGGGAATCAAAAGTCAAAAGCCTGACCCGCGGCGGGATTCGGAATATCATTGGTAATTTTATGGACTGTTTTTTTTGAGAGGCTCGAAATGTAAATGGCCGGAATTACACTCACACAAGCTCAAGCACATTTAGATGCCTGGATGGCGGCGGATCTCGCTGTTGCAACCGGGCAATCCTATTCCATTGCCGGTCGATCTCTCACCCGCGCAAACGCCGCAGAAATCAATAAAAATATCGAAAAATGGGAAGCCAAAGTCAAAAGTCTCACCCGCGGTGGGATCAGAATCGTGGGGGCCACTCCATGCTAAAAGATCGAAATTATAAAAAACCCGAAATCAAACTCACCATACCCGATAAAATTGTCAATTATTTTTTCCCGATCAAAGGCGCCCAGCGCACCCGGGCGCGGGCTTTTTCCATGATCGCCGGGTCTTATTTTGGCGCATCCAGAACTCGCCGGCAGACCAGCCAATGGCTTACGTCCGGCGGCGATGCGGATGCGGATACGATTTTAGATCTCAAAGAACTCCGCAACCGGTCCCGGGACCTGGAACGCAATGCCCCTATAGCAGTCGGCGCGATATCATCAAATTTAACCAACGTTGTCGGCACCGGATTAAAACTCCAATCCCGCATCGACCGCAAATATTTGAAAATGACGGATGAGGTAGGCGACGAATGGGAAGAAACCACGGAAAGAGAATTTCGATTATGGGCGGAATCGCAGGAATGCGATGCGGCCCGGACCCTGCCGTTTGCCGCAATTCAGGAATTAGTTTTCAGACAGGCCATAGTCAATGGAGATGTGTTCATAGTTCCCAAACGCCAGGCATCCGCAAACCCATACGATTTAAAATTATTGGTCGTGGAAGCAGATCGCGTATGCAATGAAAACAATACTCCCGACACGGATAAATTAATCCAAGGCATTGAAAAAGATATCAATGGGGCTCCGGTACAATATCACATTTGCAAACGGCATCCGGGCGCGTCCCGTTATTCCAAGGAAAGTTTTGAATGGAATAAAATTCCGGCTTTCGGAAAACAAACCGGGCTCCGCAATGTGATTCATCTCTACCGCATGATGCGGCCCAATCAAACCCGCGGAATACCGTACCTGGCCCCGGTCATTGAACCTCTTAAACAACTCGATCGTTACACCGAGGCCGAATTAATGGCATCGGTGGTATCCGCCATGTTCACGGTTTTTGTGAAAACAGAAAGCGGAGAAACTAGTTTCGATTTAACCGGCATGGGAGTGGAAACCGGGGCAACGTCATCCGATACCGATTTAAAATTGGGTAATGGCGCGGTTGTCGGATTGGCAAAAGGCGAAAGTATTGAGTCAGCCAACCCCATGCGCCCGAATTCCGGATTCGATCCGTTTGTGACCGCGATCCTGGAACAGATCGGGACAGCGCTCGAATTGCCGTACGAAATAATCATCCGCCATTTTGCAGCTTCTTATTCCGCATCCCGGGCCGCGCTCCTGGAAGCCTGGCGGTTTTTCCGGGTGCGGCGTAATTGGCTGGCCATCAATTTTTGCCAAGTCGTTTATGAAATTTGGCTTTATGAAGCGGTTGCCTCCGAGCGGATATCCGCTCCGGGATTTTTTAATGACCCCATGATCCGTAAGGCCTACTCAGGCGCCCAATGGCCTGGCGATTCTCCCGGATATATCGATCCGGCAAAGGATCCGGAATCCGCTAAACTCCGCATGGAATTGGGGATCAGCACCCTGGATGAAGAGACGACCCTGATCACCGGCGGGGATATGGAAAAAAATATTCCGCGAATTCGCAAGGAAAGAAAACTCCTGGCGGAGATAGGTTTATGGCAGCCAGTCTCCGCAAAACAAACATCTTTCCCGGTCGAAATCACAAATCAAAAGGCCGAAAAAAAGAAAAAAGAAAAGACACTTGAAGAAGAAGTTCCCGAAGAGGAGGCCGTTGAAGATGAAACTGCTTGATATCATAACATCTCCTTGGTTGATTTTGCCTGAAAAATTAGTTGAAATACAGGAAATTTATATCACCCATCTGCGTGGCGAAAAAATAGACATAGGCGCGGTAGAGGCAAGTCTCGGCCGCCCCTTGGCAAATGAAGAAAAGCCTTATGAAATCGAGAACGGCGTGGCGAAAATTTCTATCGAAGGCGTGATCGCCAAACGTATGAATATGTTTATCCGTATTTCCGGAGGGGTGTCTTCACAGTTGATCTCCCGCGATTTTCGGGAAGCCCTGAAAGATGAAGAAGTCGAATCGATTTTGCTTTATATTGATTCACCCGGCGGGGATGCGGACGGGACCCAGGAATTGGCAATGGAAATTTATAATGCCCGCGGACAAAAACCGATCGTCGCTTTTTCAGACGGTATGATGGCCTCGGCGGCTTATTACATAGGCGCGGCGGCGGACAAGATTTTTATATCGGGCGACAACGTGCAAATCGGCTCGATCGGCGTTGTGGCGCGGCATGTGGATGTTAGTAAAGCCGATGAGAAAATGGGCGTCAAGCGTACGGACATTGTAGCCGGAAAATATAAACGGATTACTTCTGAAATAGAACCGTTGACCGAATCCGGCCGGAAGTCGATGCAGGAAGCGGTTGATCATATTTATGAAGTGTTCGTCGGTGACGTGGCAAAATTCAGGGGCTTATCTCCGGAACCGGTCAAAGAAGGAAAAGAAGAGATTATCCCCTGGGCCGAAGGAAAAGTATTTTTAGGAAAAAAAGCGATTACAGCCGGACTGGTGGACGGTGTTTCCACGATGGAACGGCTTATCGGAACCTATGGAACAGATCGGATAAAGGCGGTCAGGATGATCGTGGAAGATCAGATCCGTAAAACAAGGCAAGCTAATAAAAAAATATAAAAGGAGGACAAATAAATGTCACTAAAAGAACTTGTAACAAAAGAATCATTGACCGAGAGCTATCCTCAAATCATGGCTGAAATTCAAAAAGAAACCCATGAAAAAGGGTATGCCGCCGGTCTTGATCAAGGAAAGAAAGAAGGTTTCGTTTCCGGTAGTGAAGCGGAACGCAGCCGGATCATGGGATTGCAGGAGCTTTCCCTGCCCGGACACGAGAAAATCGTCAAGGATGCGATTGCCGACGGCAAAAGTACAAAAGCGGATGCGGCTTTGCAGATCGTAGCAGCCGAGAAAGTCATTTTGGGAACAAAATTGAATTTTCTCAAAAGCGATGCCTCGGAAACCGACGTGGTCGGTGCCGCGGCAATTGCCGATGTGGAACCTAAAACTCCGCAGAAGACTTTTGAAACGGAAGTCGCCCGAGTCGAAAAAGAAGATAAGATTTCAAGAGCAAAAGCCATTCAGAAGGTTGCCCGGGAAAATCCGGATCTGCATGACGAATGGGTGAGCAAGTTGAAACCTGCAAAAAACGATTAACATAAGACTCAAGATACTGAGTCTTTAAGATTTTTAAAGGAGGTTAACTACCATGCATAATGAAGGAATCAGAACTTTTACGGCCAATGAAGCAATAGGCGCGAAAATCCGCGTTAAATTGGTCGCGGGATCGGTTGCGGTCCCACCGGCAATCGTAATCGCCGGAGCGGCCGAGCAACATATCGGCATGACCGAATATGCCGTTGCATCCGACGATGTCGGGGCGGTGCGTTTACGGACTGCTCCCGGCACCCAGGAAGGTGTTGCCGCGGAAGCTTTTGCCGTTGGCGCGACGCTTTACGCCGCTGCCGCCGGTAAACTCAAAGACACGTCCGACGGAACCGCGATCGGCATTGCGCTTGAAGAAGCCACGGCCGTGGGCGATATCGTCGAATTCATCGACTTCACCGTTATTTCCACAACTGCAGCCAGTGTATCCGTGGCCGATGCCGGCGGAATTATCACCGGTGTGACCGTGGAGGCGGCTTTAGCTGAAATAATGGTTGGTATCAAAACGGCCCAGTACACCATAACCCCGACTTATATTTGCCGGGAAGATGGAACGGCCTTAACCCTATTTGCGGATGGCGCGGCTCTGGGTGTTGCCGCCGGATGGACTCAAGTAACATCGGATTTGGCTTTGCGATGGAACAATGTTGCAACCCCGGACGATATAGCGGTCCAGTTTGTCATTCCGCAGGATGCGGATGTGGCAGCCCCGTTTACATTGCACTTGATGGGCGCCCTGGCCACAACTGATGCCGCCGGTGTTATGACCGATTCTCCGACTTTCACGGTTGAAGCCTATTTCAGCGCGGTAGGATCCGGCGCGGGCACGGACGTGAATTGCGGCGGTACTTCGGGCGAATTTTTAACCGCGGCAGGACGTACATACCAGGAAAAAACTTTAACCATTGCGACCACCGATATTCCGGCGAATCCGTCTGTTCTGACTTTGATCATGCATCCGACGGATGGGGAACTCGGAATAAACGATTTTATCTTGCTGACCCCGTGGCTGGAAATCACTCGCAAATGTCTTACGTCTTAAAATACTGACCTGAAAGGAGGTACAAAATAATGAGACCCACTTCTACAACGACTGTTCAACGCCAGGATTTAGGCGCGATCGCGTATGAATATCTGATCGATGCTCCGAATCGTGGATTCATCGGTGCCGCATTGCTTCCATTTTTCGAGGTTCCGGAGCAATCCATGGATTATCCGAAAATTCCGATCGAATCGTTACTCAAACTTCAGGATACAAACCGAGCTGCCCGGGGTGATTACAACCGGGACGATTATGAATTTGAAACCGGAACTTTTGCATGCAAAGAATACGGCTGGGAAGAATTGGTGGACGATAGCGAAGCCAATCTTTACCGCCGGTTTTTCGATGCGGAAGTCGTCGCCGTACAACGAAGCACGGATGTTTTGTTGCGTGGTCAAGAAGCACGTGTTGCGGCAATGTTGATGAATACCACCAACATTCCCAACACATCCGATGTCACCATTCCCTGGAATACGATCGCCACGGCTACACCTTATGACGATGTGGCGGCCGCGAGAGAGGCTATGCGCGTGGCGAGCGGTTTGACGCCTAACAAAATAGCCATGTCCAAGAAAGTGATGAATATGCTTTTGCGGACTAAGGAATTGAAAGATGCCTTCAAATATACCAATCCCATCGAAATCGGCGCGGCTGAAGTCAAACGCCGGCTCTTGGCTCAATATTTCGATGTCGATGAAATATTGGTCGGCGGTGCGATCAAAGATACGGCCAAAAAAGGGCAGGCTTTCAGTCTCGCGGATATCTGGAATGACGAATACATCCTTCTGGGTGCGATATCCAATGGCGGCCCGCAATTGCGCGAACCGATTTTAGGCCGGACGTTTCTCTGGACCGGCGATAGCCCGCAAAACATCATCAGCGAGCAATATCGCGAAGAGAAAAAAAGAAGCAATGTCTATCGCGTCCGGAATAACGTTGATGAAGCGTTTGTTTTCACCGGCGCGGGATATTTGCTCGGCAACATCATCCATCCGTAACCCTGATTCAGGCATTTAGCCTGTATTAGACATCGATGCGCCCCGGATCGGAATCCGGGGCGCATCTGGAGAAAGAATATGGATGTAAATGGTTTTATCGTAGTCTGTGAAAATAGCTGGAAAACGGCGACGCCCGAACAACGCGATGAAATGATTTATTCAACTATGAAAAGCGTCGATGGACGTTTGAAGAAACTTGAAAGCAAAGCTTTATTTAATAAAGGCGTATCCGGTGTTGCCGGTCTATTCGGCGGTGCATTGGCGGCTTTAGGTTTGAAATGGTGGGGATAATTGACATTCAAAACTCAAATGGAAATCGATCTCGATGTATTCGTGAATCCGGATGAAATCGGAATAGAGGCAACATTTACACACGGAAGCACTGCCGCAACTTTTGATGGTCTTTTCATAGACGCTTTTAAACTCGTGAATCCGGCCACGGGCAACGTTGAAAGCTCATCGCCTCAAATCGAATGCAAGACTTCGGATGTATCTACCGCCGTACATGGCGACAATATTTTGATCGGCACGGTGAATTATAAAGTCATCGGCATTCAGCCGAGCGAAGACAAGTTAATGACCGTTTTAATATTGAGCAGGCAAGGATCATGACCGACAGCATTCGACAAACAATTATGGCGGCCTTTGAAGACCGGTTGCAAACCATTTTGATATCCAATGGATATCAAACGAATCTAGGACAAAACATTTTTGAATGGCGCGGCGTGGCCCTGGAAGATTCGGAATTACCGGCCGCGATTTATAGGGATATGCAAGACAACATCGCCCTGACTTTCGGAAGAGAAGAACATAAGTTAAGGATAGATCTCGATATCTTTGCGGAAGCCACGCCCGATGCGGGCATCATGCGGAAAATAATAGCGGATATCCATATCAGCATGGCGTCTCCGGATACCACGCTGGGTGGAATCGCTGAAGATATATTGCCGATCTCGGATGAAACCATTCAGACCGAACACGAAAATAAAAAATATTTTGGAATAAGTTTGAAAATCATCGTCCAATATGTTTCCAAGATTTGGGACCCTTACACGTCTTAACGGAGATTGATTATGAAAATGAAATGTATTTTAAATCACGAAGTACCGCAAGAAAACGGAAAATTTAAAGTCTATGAGGCCGGACAAATTTATGAAGTCGATATTGGACTTCCTAACTTTGAGCCGATATATCAACCTCCGGCACAAGGACTCGATTTCAATCCACAGACAAAAAGACATTTGTCTAAAAAAAATAAACATGAGGAGGTAATCGGCGATGACAGTAACTAAAAAAGGCTGGAACCGGAAATTCATGGCTTCTTTATTCAAAAAAGAAGCCACTTATAATGCCGGGGTGACTATGGACAGTTCCAACGCTTGTTCTTTGATCGGGTTCGATCTTGAGAAGGCACCTGAATTCAAAATCGAAAACGATAAAGGCGAAGTCACCGGAAAAGAACACGGGTACGATCAGGAAATTTTATCGTATGGATACAAATTCACGTACAAGGAATCCAAAGCAAAACCGAATTCTTTGGCCGGATTCGCCTCCCTTGTTTTGGGATCCACGACCGCCACGAAAGATGGTGCCAATACCGCCTATTTGCATAAAATAGTGCCGGTGACGGTTGGGACGGCCCTACCATCGATCAGCGTGGAAGAAAAACATGGAGATCTGCAATACCGGCATGACGGCGTTAAGGGCAACACCCTCAAACTGTCCGGCACGGCCGGAGGTTTTGTCACCATGGATGTCGGTTTGATCGGTGCCGGCAGCGGAACCGAATCGACGACCGATTTCGCTGCAGCAATCACCGAAAGCTGGTTGAAAGTATCCGGGTGCAAGGTATGGCTCGAATCCGGAGCAGAAATTTCGATATCCAATGCTTTGACCCAGGCGACGGAAGATATCTCATCCGCAACCCCGGACGATCTATATCCGCGGTTGAAATCGTTTGAATGGTCATGGGACAACGCGCTTGAGGGTCAACCTGGATTCGGCGGCGCGGGATTATTCCAGGATCTCGATTACGGCCGGCGCAAAGTGGATTTGAAATTTTCATTGATTTTTAACGGTGAAACCGAATTGGATTATTTCCTGAATCAAACTGCTTGCGCGATCGAATTCGATCTTGTCGGCGCTCTGGTTGCCGTCGGTTCGACCATGTATTTTGGATTTCAATTGATCGTGCCGCGTTTCAAAATCAAAAACCCGGTATTTCCGAAAGGCGGCGTGGGCGATACCCTGACGCAGGATTTTGAATGCGAAGTTTTTGATGATGGGACAAACTCGGCGTCGATTCTCCAGGTTTATAACGCACAAGCGGCGTATTTGGGAGCATAAGACATCGATTTAAGATTATCAGATTCGTAAGATTACAAATTAAAATCTTATGAATCTGGAATCTTAAATTTTATAAATTTTTAATCATACAAAGGAGATTTTATGCCAGTTAAAATTCAAAACGAACTTACCGCCCGGGTGACGGTCGATGAAGAAGACGTTGTCTTTACTTTGCGGCAACCGACCAACAAAGAGTTAAATCAGTTTTTATCCGATCGTTATGAAATCGGTAAAAAAAACCGGATGAAAGACACCAGCCTCGATGCCCGGATAGGGTTTTTCGACAAATTACTGATCAAAGTCGAAAACCTGGTTGATGCCAATAACGTCGCCATAACCCCGGAACGTAAAGACGAAATTCCGGCAAACTGGAAGGGCGGAGTTATTTTTAACCTATTTGAAGATCAGGACATCTCAATAAAAAACTGATTGCCGACGTCAGGTTATTACATGCCCGGAATGACGTCCCGGATTGCGAAGCGTGCCGGGCATTTGAAGAAAATCCGGCGGAATACGTGGAAAAAGAAATTTGTCCAGTATGTCCTTGGATGCAGGACCCGCAGGAACCGATCGTTTATAAACTTTTTGAATATATCGCCCTGCAAAATGCCGGATGTCCGATCGAACGGCATGAGTTGACGAATTTTGAATGGCATCAATTAGGCATAGTCAAATCGGAAATAGATAAAATCGGAGTCGAAGAGGCAAGAGAAAAACAAGACAAGGTGACCGATGGCCATTAATCTTTCTACAACTTCAAACGATGTGACTATCCGCATAGGTTCGATCGACGATCCCGTGGGGTTCGATCAGGCCCGGCAGAATATAAAAAAGACCGGGGACGATGCCGAGACCATGCGCGAGCGCATGAACACATCGTTTGATAAAATCAAAACCAATTGGCTGGCCGTCACCGCCGCAATTACCGCAATAGCCTATGCTCTCAAAAAAGCTTGGGATTTAATGGAGCGAGCGGCTCAGTTTGAAGAGGTGCGCATGGGGCTCAATGCGCTTTCATCTCAATACAATATGACTGCCGATGCCGCGATCCGCTTGGCCCAGGTTGCATCCGGCGGCCAATTATCCATGCAAAGGGCTGGGGAGTTGGCCGCCAAAGCGTTTACCCTTGGATTAAACCCGGAACAAATGAAAACATTCATCGAGCAAGCCGAACGGTTGACCGATGTCCTGGGCGGAGATATTCCTAAAGCTTTTGAAGCAATGGAAATGGCGGCGGCAACAGGCCGGTCAAAAGGTCTTGTGCAATACGGCATTATTATCGATCTTAATCGTGTGTTGAAAGAATATGCGGATAAACACGGCATTGCCAAAGATTCGATCAGCGAAGAGATGGCTATGCAGATCAGAGCCAATGCAATCATGGAAGTAGCTCGGGAGAAAATTTCCCAAATGGGAGAAGCAATCGACAGCACCGCCGATAAAACGAATCGCCTGTGGGCTACTTTTGAAGATAGGAAACTTATGATCGGTCAGTTTATTCCCAGAATTGTGGCCGGAATAGTCGGATTATGGCATGAGATCGGGGTGGCAACTGCATATACTTTTGCTCAATTAGCCGATACTCTCGCCGTATTTATGGGGTTGATAGATAAAACCATAAAAACATTTCGATCTGTTGCGGTTCAGATGGATAATACCGGATTGATGGGTTGGATAGATAAGCGTCTCCCGCAAATAACTGCATTTTCCGAATCCCAAAAACAATTAAATGAAGCAGCTGCTTCCCAGGCCGCAATTGCCATCGCAGCGCAGAAAAAAGCTGACGATAGTTTTTCAGTCATGATTGCATCTACCAAAGATTTGGCCATGGTGCAAACGACCAAAGGTAAGCCAGCTATGGATGGCTATACTGAAAGCGTCTATAACCTCGGTAAAAAAATGAAAGAGACCGAAGCAGAGAAATTTAAAGAGGCTTTATTCCGCGATATCGATATGGTTCGTAGAGCCAATGAGGAAAAAGCCCGGGAATCAGAAAGAATGTTGGAGCAGTTTTTCAAGGATGAAGAGGCCCGAAAAGAAAAAGAAATCAAAATAGCGATGGAAACGTCTCAGGAGATTTTGAGGATAAATAAGGAAAGGCTTGAAGCGCTTAGAGCGGACGAGGAATATCATTATCAAGTCAAGGCAGAACAATTCCAAATTTTTCAGGATTTTATGAATCAAGCCGGCGGCGGGGAATTGGGAGCCAATTTAGGAAATCTGGCTGCGACCGGAAAAGGTGAAGATCAATATACCCAGGAAATCGAACGAGCCAATCGGCATTATGCCGATATGGTATCGCTGAATCAGGGATATTGGAATGCCATCACGTTGAATGCCCAGGCTGCCGCTGAACGGGATGAGCAAATCAGGCAAGCGACGACCATGCGGACTTTATCGACGACCTCCAGCGCATTCGGCGCCATGGCGGGTATGGCCAAGGCCTATTATGCCGCCTCCGGAAATGAAAGTTCCAAAGCTTATAAACTGTATAAAGTTTTCTCAAAAGCACAAATAGCGGTCGATACCGCCAAGGCGGCCATAGCCGCCTACCAAGCCATGTCCGGTATTCCGTATATCGGGCCGGTGTTAGGTGTTATAGCTGCGGCCGCGGCTATCATGTACGGCAAAGCGCAAATGGACGCTGTAGATAAAGCCGAACCCGGCGGCGCGTCAATTTCATCCGCCGGCGGCGGAAGTGCCGGATATCCTTCCTCGGCAACAGCGCCTTCATCGGTTTTTGACAATACTAAAGCAGAGACGACAAAAAGCCCTCCGATGATAAACGTCCATATTTACGGCGATGTGGTCGATCACGATCAATTTGCCCGAACCCTAATTCCCAGCTTGACAAAAGCAATGGAAGATAAGGTGCAATAATGGCCGATAATGCAAAACCGTTTATATTATACGACAATCGGTTTGCCGATGCCTCTCCGACCGCGACGGACACCGAAACGGATTACGATGTGTTGAACCTGATAGACTGGCGCGACTATACGTTCTGGCAGGCCGACACATTGGGGACAAAATACATCAAAGTCGATTGCGGCGCGGCCGCAACCGCCGACACATTGGCGATCGCCGGGCATAATTTTCTAACGGCCGCGGCCACAATAAGCCTTACATCCTCAACCGATGACACCAATTGGACTACCCGGGTATCGGATTTTACGGTTTTATCCAATGACGTTTTAATGAAGACTTTCACATCCGCAAGTGCTCGCTATTGGCGCCTGAAAATCGTGACATCCGCTGTTGCCGCTAAAATGGCTATTATCACAGTTGGAGAACGATTCACTTTTGAAAGATATCCTTTTGGCGATTTCGATCCCGATGAACAAGGCATTGAAGTAGAAACCAAAAGATCAAAACTGGGCTTTCTTCTTGGTTCCACTATCGGATATTATCCGCGATCGATCAATCTGCAATTCAAAAATTTAACTCCTGCCTGGTGTAAGGATACTTTTTATCCGGTCTGGGTTGCGCATTTGTCTTTAATGAAACCGTTTTTCTTTGCATGGGAGATCACGAATCATCCGCTTGAAGTATATTTGGTGCAATTGGAGGAAAATCACAAATTGAATATGCCTTATAATCCGGTCCGGAGAAGTCTGAATTTAAAATTTGTAGGGATCAGGGAATAATAGAAAAGGGGCAATCATGTATTTTAAAGTTAATCATTCCGGATGTGCGGAACGCAAGGGACTCTGCCAGGTTCGTTATGATCTGTTTCTCGATCCTAAAGACCATAACTATAACGAACATCATGTAGAAGTCCCGGTCATTCCCAAAGGCGGTTACCCTGGGAAATTGGATATAGATGGAGAACCTGTTGACCAAAAAAACTATGACAAATGGTTCTCTGGACTTAAAAAGGTTTGGCAGAATAACCCTTTTTGTTGCCATTTTGTTTATCATGGGCCGAATGTCACGGACGATGAAATTTTAAAAGCAGGTGAAGACGTACTCAAGATGGGCTATGAGAATTGGGAAAAAGGCAACCTGCATTTGAATAAAAATAAGCCGGTTATTTTTTCAGCAGACAACGCAAAGATTCAGAATTGTAAAAATAGAGTAGCAAGTATAAAATCAACCGATTTTGAAGCATTGAAAAAGGCGAAATAATGGCAATAGATATAGGCCCAGGCGCAATAGATAGAGCAGGTGGAGCTACAACAGGCCGTACACACATTGACCTTAATAATCCCTCCAATCTTACTGGGATATTGGATATATTTGAAATTTGGTATTCCGCTGCCTCTACCGGAACAAAAATGGGAACCTTTGTGGTCAATGGTGGCGATGCGACAAAGTATACGGCAAGAGATTTTGAAACACTTGGTAATGTCACGAATGGAAGCAAACAAACCTTTACAGGTCTGAATTGTACTGTTGTCGCCGGCGATTATATTGGAAAATATGATAGTGCGGGTCAAATTGAAAGAGATTTATCTGGGAGTGGTTGGTACTGGTCGGATGTAGATCCATTTGGTGCCGGTGAGCTGAATTATACCTCCACCGCCTCCAGAACTACAAGCCTTTATGCCACCGGTATCTCCGCCGCCACCGTTACAACCCAGGCCACAACAAGCGTAGTCGATACCGGTTGCACCGGCAACGGCAACATAACCGATACGGGCGGGACAAGCACGGACGTCACCCGCCGCGGGTTCTGTTATAAAGCCGGAGTTGCGGGTGACCCGACCACAGCCGATTCGGTTGCTTATGACGATGGAACATTCGACGAGGGCGCCTACACCAAAGCCATAACGGGATTGACTCCCAATACCAAATACCGGATCAGGGCCTATTGTGTTAATATTTATGGGACTTTTTATGGATCCACGGTCCAGATCTTTGACGTGCAAATATCAACCATTTCACGGATACCGGTTTCCATAGGCGAAATGATTCTGGACTATTGCTCCCTGGTCTATGGGGTCGGGGCATGCACCGCCACGGCCACCGAAAAGTGTTTCAACACCTATCGCACTTGCCGGGCAAAACTGGCTTATGCCAAATCCTCTAAGACATATACTTTTTCAAGCGCGGATGCCCGGCTGCCGCTGCGCACCGGAGAACGACCGTATATCAAAAGCATTAAATATCTCCCGACCGAGATCAATAAAACTCTAACCGTCAATGCGCGGGCCTCGATCGAGTTTTACGATGAAGACGACACCGACGTCGGTATCGATCCCTATAGGAGCACACGGGCGTCGATTCAGGGTTCTTTTTGGAAAAAGATCATCGCCCGCAACCCGAATTATAAAGGCCGAATCTTTAAAATTTACGATTGCTTTGTCTGGAATAATTCAGGAACGTGGGAATATGAATTGCGCCAGCGTTTTGTCGGTACAATCGACAATATCACCCTGAATAAAGGAATTGTAAAAGTTGAAGTGGTCGATATTTTAAAAAAATTAGCCGAGGTCACAATCCCGGTTAAATTGAATTTAGAACTCGCGGCCGATGTCAATGTCTTACAAACGGAGGTCACCGTCATTGGCGATGGAGTGGCCTCTCTCGATGCCGCCGGATACATTAAAATCGATGACGAGATTATCAAATATGAAACAATGGCGGTGGCCACCGGAATATTGTACACCTGCACGCGGGGGTATTTTGGTACGACTATTGCCGCCCATAACAAAGACACCAAGGTTCAGAAGGTGCGGTATTTTGCACCGGGCAATGCATTCGATCACCTGCCAGCAATTCTTTCGACCGATTGCGGCATCGCTGCCGAATATATCGATTCAGCCACATTTGCTGCTGCCAGGGACGAGACCTTTGGGGAAGACGAAGTCGATCTATCCGCCATTATTTGCGATCCGGAAAAAGCGGAAACCATTTATTTTGAGCTTGTCGAGTTTTTAAATTGTCGCTCCTGGGTGGGCGAAAATATGAAAATAAAAATTGCCCGCAATACTCCGAATAGTCCCGGACGAACCTATACGCATTTACAGGATGGAAGTAATATCGCCAAAGCATCGACATCGGTCGATCTGAATCAGAAATCTAAATTATCGCGGGTGTCGTTATATTGGGACCGGGCCGCGGAAAAGAAAAATAGCGAGACAGCCAGTTTTAACCGGCTCGATATCGCTATTGATGCCGAAGCCGAAAGCGTGAACGAAGACAATTACATTTCGGAAAAGCAGATATTTTGCCGCTGGCTGCGGGCCGGGTACGCCCAGGAGGAATTAGTCAACGCCATGGCAAAAACTATGCCCTCCCGGTTGCTGGGACAATCGCGGGACGCCATGCCGATAGTGACGTTATCCGTGGAATTAAAAGACTCCGGGCTCTTGACCGGGGACTATGTCCATTTATCGACCGACGAATTGCAGGACAAAAACGGAGATGACTATTTTTATGTACCGGCAATCGTCACAAAACGCGAGCAAAAAGGAAAAAATCAAATTCAATTAAAAGTTCAACGACTGAGCGCGAAAAAGTTTTGCATCATTGCACCATCGACGTACGACGCCAAGGAATACGATACAGCCGAGAACTCAGAGCGGGAATACGGCTGGGTATGCGACAACAATA